GTATTTTCAAAGAATCCAAAATCGATAAAGTTATTTCAAAATATTTCGAAGTAACAAAAAAAGAAATTTTAGAATCGAAGAAAAATAAAGTTGAAAGATTTAAGGTGAAAAGAGAGGAACTTAACAAGAGAATGGAACCTGTTAAGAAAATGTCTGAAACACGTGAACAACAATTGGCTTCTCAAAAATTTTTGGAGGAAAACATAAGTTCTTACTTGGTTGGAAAAACAAATAAGAAAAACTTGGTTTTCGAAAACATTAAAGGGGAACAAGTAAAAATTTCCCCTGAAGGATTATTGGTATGAGTTATTTGATATTCGTAAACGGACTCGGTCCCAACTATAAAGGGGACAACCTTTATGAATTCATTTTCTCGGATACCAAAGATGTTTGGGGAGAATCTTGGGAAAGTAAACCATCGAATGGATATCCCGCACCTCCCGAACTAAAATATATTAAAAGAGTAGGAGTTCTGAGAAATACTGATGTAAAATTGGATTTAATTCAGAACTCCGATTTTTTTTGTATGATAGATGCCTTGGATGATGTCGTTGCTATGGCTTGGGAACCTGAAGAAGTACAAGGACAAAAAAGATTGGTTTTCCATTTTGGAGAAACCGAACAAGAAATAAAAGATAGACTCTATGAAAGAGATTTTATCTTGGAATTTGAAAAGAAAGTAGTTTATGAAAATTAACATCAAAGCTTTACAACTTATTGAGAAAGGGTTGTCAGCTAAAACAGTAAGTAAATTGAATGAATCTGAAATCAATGTCTTACATAGTAAATTATTAATGTCCGAGGCTGTGAAAGAAATACCTGCCAAAAAAAGTTATTTGGTTGATAAAGGCGGTGGGGAACTACCACCAAACGCCAAAGGGTATGAGGTAAATGTTAACACTGACGGTACAACTACTGTGACCGCAAAAGAATCTGAAGTCAAAGAAGAAGATAATGTTGACATGGAAAAAGACCCATTTGAACTACAGTCAACTCAAGACAAAAGACAAGTAGGTCCGAGTGATTATGGTGACAATCCTCAAGTTGACAAAGAAGAGGATGCTGACGATGCTGATGGTATGGGTATTATGGAAATGAAAAAGAAAAAGGTTAATCCTTGGGCTATTTGCACTGCTCAACTTGGTAAAAAATTTAAAACAACTGAAAGACATCTTTGGAATACAAAACAAAAAAACAAATATGAAAGATGTGTGAAGGATGTGAAACAGAGTTTGAAAGAAGGAAAAAATCCTGTATCTTTATTTTTGGAATCAAAAATCATGAATATCGTGGAAAAGAATATCCCTGCAAGAATTACAAAAGGGGACTTAATGAAGTTTTTACAGGAAGACACTAAAACTGCTCCTGCAAAACCTAAAACAAGACCCAAAACTACACCTGACGAAAAACCTAAAACAAGACCTAAACATCCTGGAAAAAATCCGAATCCTGGTGAAAATCCTGCACCCAAAGCAGTTTCCCCTGAAAAGGCGAAAGATGAAGTTTTAGATTTGATAATGAAATTATTAGAAAATTAAAAATGGCTAAAATCACTAAAGAAGACGTAGACTACGGAGGAAGACGAGAAAGAATGGACCCTAATCTCGAGAGAAGATTAAAGGACCCCGAAGGTTTGTATGCAAAAAATCCTGCAATGAGAAAAGGGGTTCAAGATGTTGAGAGATTAGTAGGCGCTCGTTTCGGTAAGGTTGCTGACAAACTCAAAGAAGTAACAGGAAATCAAAATATAAGTTCCAAACAAGTTCAAGGAATGATTTATCAAGAAATGATGCGCCGTCTTCCAAACATCATGAGGATTGAGGGTAGACATCGTGATGAATTAGAACAGTTAGCGGTTGAGGCTTCTTTGGAAGAATCACAGGTTCCCGAAGGTTGGTTTGAAATAGAACCTTACTTGAATCGTGAACCAATTGATGTATCAAATTTCAGATATGAGCCTGAAGAAGATGAAGAGGAAGAGGAGGAAAAAGAAAAAAAACCTAAACCTCAAATTCCTTCTTTTGATGTAGAAGACTTAACAGATGAAGAAGAACTAGAATTAGAAAAACACAAGAGAAATATTATAAATGCCATCATTCAGGGAGCGGCAAAAAAAGGACATTACATTTTCCAAAAACCTGAAGTAAAGGCTAGACTCGATGCAATTGACCCAAGTTTATACGGAGATTATTTGGGTATAATGGCAATCAACGATTTTCTTTATTTTACAATGGACCAAATGATTGAGATGATGAGTCAGACTGGTCAGGGTGTCGCAGGTAAAGTGGAATTAGAGGATACAGATGACGATAATGAAGACGAACAAGGAGGAGAAGAAAACCCTGACACAAAAATAAAGGCATATGGTGCAATTTTTCCAATTCTGTGCCACGAAATCATTAAAGGTTTAGAAGAAGCTAAAGGTAGACACGGTTTACCGAAAGACCCTGGAATGAGGCAGAAAGTTATGGGTCAAGTAGACTTATTGTCTAATGAACCAATGCAATTAAGGATAGGTCCTGAAATTGTTGAAAAAATCAGATTTGCATTACCTGATGCTATGTTTGATGATTCTAACAAAGGTTTGATAAACTGGTTCCATATTTTGTTATACCAAATACCAGCTAAAGAATTTCTCGATATAATTGGAAACGCGATATCTGAAGACGCATCCAAAATCAAGAAGGCAACTTCAAGATTCGAAGAAATCATGAAAGAAGCCATCGAAATGAAACAGGAATTCGATGAATACAAAGAAGAAAAAGGTGATGACTCAAGCGATGATGATGAGGACGACTTGGATGACTTTTTAGGTAGTTTAGGTATATCGAGACCTAAATAATTTACCTGTGACTAAAGAACAATTAATTATTGAAGTAACCAAATGTATGAGGAATACTCCTTATGCTTTGAGAACTTATCTACAGACTTACGATAACACCGTTTCAAAATATGTTCCTTTGGATTTATTCCCGGACCAAATAAGTCTGATAGAGGACTATGACAACTTCAACGAAAATATTGCATTAAAATACAGACAAGCTGGGGTATCCACAGTCACCGCGGCATGGGCTTCAAAAAAATTAGTTTTCGCAAAAAAACAAAAACCTGAAAAAATTCTGATTATTGCAAACAAACTCGATACATCGGTCGAGATGGCAAACAAAATTAGAAATTTTACCGAACAATGGCCTGCATGGGTTGGTGTTGGGTTTTCCGCCGATAAAAATTCACAACGACATTTTAAACTCACTAATGATTGCGAAGTTAAGGCTGTTGCAACTTCGAAAGACGCCCTTCGTGGTTATACCCCAACAATTTTGATTTTTGACGAAGCTGCGTTCATTGAAGCAGACAATGATTTCTGGTCAGCATGTATGGCCTCATTGTCCACAGGTGGTAAAGTTATTGTCGTTTCCACACCTAATGGATACGACCCAATTTACTATGAGATTTACGACCAAGCATTGAGAAATATGAATGAGTTCAAAATTTCAGAGATGTATTGGTACCGTGACCCAAGATACACAAAAGACTTGTACATGGTCAAAACAAATGATTTGGTACATTTCTTATTGAATAGAGAAGATTATCCTAAAGATACTGTTGTCGATTTGTCCATAGATAACCCCTACGAAAGGGACCATTCGGTCACTACAGACTATATCCAAAAGGGTTACAAACCTTGTTCGGCTTGGTTCGAGGGGATGGTAAAAAAATTAAAATTTGATAGGAGAAAAGTTGCTCAAGAATTAGAATGTAATTTTTTAGGTTCAGGGGACAACGTGTTCGAGTCAGAATTGATGCAGAACATATCCCACAATCAATTAAGGGAGCCATCTGCAAAACTAATGGGAGGTGCTTTATGGATATTCAAAGAGCCTATAAACGACCACAAATATGTAATGGGAGTTGATGTTTCGAGAGGAGATTCTGAAGATTTTTCTTGTATACAAATAATAGATTTTGATGAACGAGAACAAGTTTTGGAATACGTGGGAAAAGTTCCACCGGACGTAATTGCTGAAATTGCCTATAAATGGGGTTCAATGTATAATGCCTATTGTGTAATTGATATCACAGGTGGTATGGGTGTTTCTACGGCTAGAAAAATGCAAGAAATGAGCTATCCTTCTGGGTTGTATTTGGACAATGTCGACCCATCCAAAAAATGGAAATATGACCCCAAACTAAATGAAAAAATACCGGGAATCAATTTTAATTCAAAGAGGGTACAAATAATTTCTGCATTTGAGGAAGCGGTGAGACACAGTTTTAAAATTTATTCAAATCGTTTATATAATGAAATGAATACATTCATTTACGTGAACGGAAGACCAGACCATCAAAAAGGACATCACGACGACTGTATCATGGCAATGTCTATGGCAATATACGTCGCGGAAAAATCTTTCCAATCCTTACAAAAAGTAGTAAATCACACCAAGGCTATGCTCAATTCTTGGGCCACATTTACATCAGAAAATAAAAACACATCACAATTTTTCAATCCGATGGTACCGCAATCAAATGGTTCCAATGGACCAACAAGACAAGGGCCAACGAGAGACGATTACCAAAAATACAAGTGGTTATTTAGTTGATAATAACTATTTATTATCACAAGGTAACAAGTAAAATTGAATAATGGCTGAAAATAACTTAACAGTTTGGCAAAGGTTGTCCCAAACTTTTGGACCCAATTCTTTATTAGGACAAGATGTACCCACTTTCAAGTTCGACAAAAAAGAATTGTTGAGAACTAAAAGTAGGGATGAATATGAGCGTGAAAAATTACAAGCTCAACAAACATTCTATCTCACAAATCAGTGGGCCAAAGTAGAAAATAATCTTTACTCTCAAGCAATTTATTACGAACCGTCGAGATTATCATCTCAATATGATTACGAATCGATGGAATATACTCCTGAAATTTCGGCAGCATTGGATATCTATGCCGAGGAATCCACTACAACCAATGAAGATGGATTTATAATACAAATCTATTCAGAATCAAAAAGAATCAAAGCCGTTTTAGCCGACTTGTTTAACAACACATTAGACATCAACACCAACTTACCAATGTGGACAAGAAACACTTGTAAGTTTGGTGACAACTTTGTTTATCTCAAACTTGACCCTGAAAAGGGAATTGTGGGTTGTCAACAACTCCCAACTATCGAAATTGAAAGACATGAGGTAGGAGCATCTAATAAAATATTAGCCCCTTCACAAGAGAAACCTGAAAAACCAAAAGCTTTACAGTTTACTTGGAAAAACAAAAATATGGAATTCCAATCTTGGGAAATAGCCCATTTTAGATTATTAGGGGACGATAGAAAACTTCCTTATGGAACTTCGATGTTAGAAAAAGCAAGAAGAATTTGGAAACAATTATTGTTGTCTGAAGATGCTATGTTGATTTACAGAACTTCAAGAGCTCCTGAAAGAAGAATGTTTAAGGTATTCGTAGGAAATATGAACGACGATGATGTGGAAGCATATGTACAACGTGTCGCTAACAAGTTCAAAAGAGAACAAATAGTAGATAGTAGAACAGGAAATGTTGATATGAGGTTCAACCAAATGGCTGTTGACCAAGATTATTTCATACCTGTTCGTGACCCAGCAGCACCCGACCCAATTACAACATTACCAGGTGCTACTAACTTGTCTGAAATTGCCGACATCGAGTATATCCAAAAGAAATTATTGACAGCTCTCCGTGTACCAAAAGCTTTCTTGGGATTTGAAGAAGTTGTTGGTGATGGTAAAAATCTTTCATTACAGGATATAAGATTCGCACGTACCATCAACAGAATTCAAAAGAGTATGTTAGCAGAACTTAATAAGATTGCAATCATACATTTGTTCCTTCTTGGTTTCGAAGATGAATTAGGTAATTTTACGTTGGGGTTAACCAATCCTTCTACTCAAGCCGACTTACTCAAAATTGATGTTTGGAAAGAAAAAATTCTATTGTATAAAGATTTGGTTGCTGACCCAGGAAATGGAATCCAAGCAACTTCATCCACATGGGCAAAAAAACATATATTTGGTTGGTCTGATGAAGAAATTAGATTGGATTTACAACAACAAAGAATTGAAAGAGCTGTAGGTGAAGAACTTAAAGCCACTCCGACTGTTATCAGTAAAACGGGAGTATTTGATAATATCGACAAACTTTATGGTAGTCAAACGGGAGGTACTGCAACGGCAACTGCGGGTGCGGAAACATCTCCTGAGGTTGGTGGAGCACCTCTTGGTGGTGAGGCTCCGTTGACACCACCACCGCCAGAACCTGAAGCTGGGGGCACACCACCTCCACCGGAACCTGAAGCGGGTGGAGCTG